TGGATTTCAGAATTGGATTTGGGAATATTAAACGTCGGAAAGATAAATACTTATGAGTGACATGGACCCTATCGTTATGCAGAACATGCCCTATCCGGCTGTTCAACTCCTCAGCAAGATCGTCGATCTGCGACGCGACAAGACACTTAGTCTCCGCGGAAACGCTGAGCCTATGGAAATCTTGATGACTCTTATCAGGAGGCGGGATGATCTTGAGGCGACAGTAATTGGTCAGGCTGCAAAGATCGCTGAGCTTCGGGAGGAGCTTGCAAAGTTGAAGGCCCCAGTAGATACACTATCCAAGGCTGAAATCAACAAAGCCCAGATGCAACTTCCACTTAAGTCAAAGGGCATGAACCTCACTCCATGAACCACAAAAATCCAACCATAGCCGCCAGTTTCATGCGGGCCTCGAATTACGACGAGGCCCGTTTTGGTCATGCCATCTCGATGCCGAAGTTGAACGGTCTGCGGTGTATGTGGATTCCGGGCGCTGGATTCTTCAGCCGCGATGGCCTCAAGTGGAATGATCCAGTCCTCACCCACATTAAGCCCGGTGGCAATCGAATCATCGATGGCGAGTTGTATTGTCACGGCATGCGATTGCAGGATATCACGAAGGCCGTCGGCGTTACGCGGCATGAAGCTGGACCAAGGGCACTTGAAGTTGACCTCTGGGCTTTCGATGTGGTCAACGAATCGAAGGCACTTCAGCGCATGATTGACCTTCAAGAATCAGTCGCCCAATCGGAACGGGTCTTGCTCTGTCCCTATAAGATCTGCCTGACCCGAGTGGATATCGACGACTGTTATCGGAACTATGAACTGCAAGGCTACGAAGGCCAGATGCTCAAGAGTCCTTATGGCAGTTATGTTCGTCAAGGCCCCACCGAAAAGCCGACGATGAATCTCCAACGCAGGAAGGCGTTTGTCGATGCTGAGTTCACTTGCGTGGGTGTCGAGTTGTCCACCGAGGAACGTATCAAAGGCCGCGTCGGGGCGCTGGTGTTCATGGCCCGTAACGGCAAGGAGTTCAACGTAGGCACAGGTTTTACAGACCTTGAACGACTAGAGTGGAGCCGCTCGTCACTAGTTGGTCAACGCGCTACGATCAAGTATTTGTATCTGAGCGCCGACGGTATTCCGAACAACAGTAGCTTTGTGGCTTGGAGAGAACCCGGTACCTAATGTCACTTCACTTCCACTGTCTCACAGGCATGAAGCCTGCCGGCACCAATAGCTTCCGCCTCGCCAGCGGACAGCTTTTTGGTCGCTACGGCGCGAATCTCCAGAACCCCGACAAGGAAGCTCTGGACATTTACATAGCGCCGCCCGACTGCAGCTTTGTCCAGCCCGATCAAAGCGGCGCCGAGGCTCTGGTCGTAGCCCACCTTACACGACCGGGCAAGTATCGAGAGTTGTTCAAGGTCGGCATCAAGCCACATACGTTCGTTGCGCTGCACATCTTCATTGAGCAGTACGCGGCGAAGTGGCCTCTCGACGGGCAGTCGCCTGCCTTCTGGAAGTCGCTGGCCCCGGCCGAACTTAAAGCCCAGTCGGGCTGGAAGGCTCTTGACAAGGCCATCAAGAACAGCGGCATTCCATACAAGGTAGGCAAGATGACCTGTCATGCATCGTCGTACCGAATGCGCGAGAGGACATTCCAGCTTCAGGCACTTAAGCAATCGCATGGCACGATGGTTCTCACGCTTGACGAATGCCGATTGTTCCTGAAGTTCTTCGCCGAACTATTTCCTGAAATTATTGAGTGGCAAGATGAAATTGAATTTACTGTCCGCCGCACAAGACTACTTCGAAATCTATTTGGATTTCCTCGTCGATTTGAGCGGCCAATTACTGATGGATATATACGCGAAGCCATTTCGTGGGTACCGCAAAGCACTGTGGGCGTTATCACTCATCGCGCTATCGGCAAGTTTAACACTGTACGCCCTGTTCATATTCGTCCAGCTGTTAATAACAAACACGATAGCTTCCTTACGATCGTTCCTGATGGGGATGTGGTAGCTACGGCCCCGCTACTCACTTCGTGTATGGCCGCTGACTTAGTTGGCAGGGATGGCGTTAACTTCACAATGCGTAGTGAGGTTCAGGCCGGCAAGAATTGGGGCGGATATGACGAAGACGATAATCCACTTGGCATGAGAGAATTGAACTAACTGTGCCAAACGACCGCCTAACTCAAATAACGAATCAGATCCGCGAGAAGCTCGCCCGCTGGCCAGCAGATATTCCGCCGGCGCAGATTGTTATTGTCCACGAGAGTCATCTGCCTGACGACTTCGATCCCGAGCTCGAACAGCTTGAAGGATTGACGGTGGTCACGACTCTTCAAATCCGCAAGAACTCAGTCCGACTAGCTTACCTGAATGAGCAACTTTGACGACTGGTCACTCTATACATCTGAGGTCATGAGTCCTCAACCTTTTATTGATGCAGCATTTTATTTCATGATCGGAACGGCTCTTCAGCGCCGAGTGTGGCTAGGCGGCCTCGAATCTCATCCGGTGTTTCCGAATCAGTACATGACTTTCATCGGCCCAGCCGGTAGCGGTAAGTCGCTGATCACCACGTCGATGAAGAACGTGTTGGATATTCGGAATGCGCCGACGGAATCCGAGAACGACATCGAGGCCGGGCTGAAGGCCGAAGACAATGAGAAGAATTTCGGCGGCCAAGGTAAACCTCTCGTCTATCTCGCGCCGAATAGCACCACATTCGAACAGATCACACAGGAAACTTCACGAGTCGTATATCTTCATCGCTACAAAGATGCCAAGGGCGTGACGAAAGTCTACAATCACAGCAGTCTAGTGTTCATTCTGGACGAGATCACGTCAATCTTCAAGCATCACAGCGAAGACTTGACTAACTACTTGCTCGAAGCCTACAACGGTGGCAAGCGGTATGTCCGGAAGCTGAAACATGGTGGCACTGATTTCTGCACCAACATCTGCGTGTCGATGCTTGGCAATACGACGAACGAAAAGTTCCAGTCGATGCAGAATAAGGACATCATGACCGATGGATTCATGAGCCGATCGGTTATTATCTACGGACAGTCGAAGCGGTTCGGTATCTTCATGATTCCGGACTTGACCCCGGAGCAAGCGGCCGCGCTCAAGCGTCTTCAAGATCACATTCGGGCACTATCGACAGTGTTCGGCCCGATGGTCTGGGGCGCTGGCGCCCGTGAGTATTGCGACAATCACTTCATTCACAACTCGGACAAACTCCACACCAACAAACATCCGATGTTGGCTGGCTATTACGAGAGGCAGAATCTGCACTTCATGAAGTTATTGTTGTCTGTCCACTTTGCCGAGAAGACAGATATGGTTATCACACTGGACGAATGTGAGAAGACGATGGCAATGTTGCTTGGGTTCGAGAAGAACATGCACATTCCATATGTTGGGTTAGGGCGGAATGAGACCGCGAAGGTCGCAGAGCAGATGGCGAAAGTAATCGGATCGAATGGCGGTATTCCACGCAAGCGCCTATTCATGCAGTTTCATGGCGCCTGTAAGAGTGTTAATGAATTTGACGCGATCATCAAAGATCTCGTCGAGCTTGGTCGGATCAAAGAAACATTAAAAGAAGGAGTCGTGACTTATGTCGGAAAATCTTAGACAGTGGCGAGATGAGGCGCCTCACAGTTATGCGCGCTATGTGAACTATCAACAAACAGTCAGTCTTGCAGTTTTACCGATTGTTGCTTGGTTAGCTGTTCCTGACACCGAATGGACGGATGGAGCTTATGCCGATGCTATCACGCCTTTTCAGAAAGGTGGGCATAAGCCTCCCGGACGAACTCCTGCAGATCTTCGAGCCGAGTTTCTCGAAATCGTCAAGACCTATGTCACGAAGGATCGCAATGCTACACATGGCGACGCCGAGGATAACTTTGCGGACATCGCGGACATGTGGAATATCATGTTCGGAAAGAAACTCAAGGAGCCTCTGAACAAACTGGATGTCGCCGCCGGTATGATCTGTGTCAAACTTTCCCGTATTAAATCGTCACCAAACCATCTTGATCACTGGCAGGATACTGCGGGATATTCGTCTTGTGGTGGAGGAATCATTATGAAGGAGGGAGGAAAGTGAAAGATATCATTATTCGAGAAGAGAACATGACAATGGAATACCTCAACGATAACTGCACAATGGTCCAAGAGTTCATGAAGACTTTTGGCCAAACTATTCCGACGGTAAAGATATTGCCGCCGGTTAGTGTAATCAACCTGCGCTGCGACCTAATCAACGAGGAAGTAGGTGAGATGTACGAGGCTGACGATCTTGTCGAGTATTTCGACGCGGTCCTCGATCAGCTCTACGTTGCCTATGGCCACGCTATTGCGGCCGGGATTTCGCCGGCTGAAGTTCAGCGAGGCTTCGCCGAAGTTCACCGCTCGAACATGAGCAAGCTCTGGACAGACTCTGAAGTTAACGAGCGTCCAGTTATGTCCAAGGCAACCCGCGTCGCTCCGAGCGGTCGTTGCTTTATCGTCACTAATCAGGCAGGCAAGGTACTCAAGAGTCCTTCGTATAGTCGGGCAGATTTGAACTTCATTAAGCCTCTATGAACCCTCTACAAAGCCACTACCTCGGCGGAATGGAAGAAGAGAATCTTCGCAAGCGCGGCCCGCGATGGGATGATGAACAGGAACGAGACGAAGATGATTGTGAGGAGTTTGAGAAGAATCAACTCTTAGGCGAGGATTAAACTAAAGAGCCCACTCTTAATTGAGTGGGCTCTTTTTTCGTTTCAATAAACTCCGCTTCCCTGTGCTATTGCAGCTTTCCTAAATGCTGCCATTCGCTTATTGCTCTCATACCTCACTGAAGCATCAACTCCAGCGCCCGGTGTTGAATCCTCCAGCCAGCTCAAATACGCCGCCGCCTTCCGACCATCTCGCTCCGGGCTCGGCATCACTCCATTCTGCGCGGTTTTGTATTTGCGAATAGCCGCATGGAATTCTTCCAGCGAATTCGAGTTCGTGGCCGCCCGCTCAATCAACTTCCCGGCAATCGACGCTACGTCTTCAGGCGCGGCGCGGTCCAAATCCCGCTCGGTTAGATTATCATACGACACCGCAAACGTATTGCCGCCGGCCGCCTCGCCACTAAGTTCATCGAAAAGTCTCCTGCGGCGCTTATCGTTGTATTCCAGATTCGCGTCGGTGTCGATCCAGTTCGATGCGGCCCGAGCAACTTGGAAATGTCCCTTGCCCAAATCCACAGCAAGCTGCCGGAGCACCCTTCCGAAATCTTCGCCATTGTCGATAGCCTTCAGAGCCGCCGCCGTGCGCTTACCTGTGTCAAGAACCGCATCATACACCGGCATCGTTCCGATCCCGCCACCACCGCCCGACACCGAATCGATCAGAGTCTTCGCCATATCGCCCGCGAATCCGAACGTGCCTAGATTCTGCGACAGCGTCAACAGCTTCTGCCCAAGCAACTCAGCCCCATCCTTTCCAAGCTCACCGTGATTC